GATAAAAATAACGTTGGCGGAAAATACTTGTTTACTTTAGATTGGCACAATCCAGAAAGCAATATTTTAGATGATGGGTACTCAGAAAATCCTGGACAACATAAGTGTGGTCATGTTATTCAAAGAGATGATGGAAATTTTGCGGTACAGCCTAATAACCGTATTAGATTAAAAGAACCATCATTTGTAACTAAAAAGGATCTAGTTATCCAAAGACTCATTAATACAAACAAGTGGGACGTTGAAAGTTATGACAAATGGGTTTTAGAAGACTCAAATGCGTATGATTATGATATTTCTGATGCAGAAGTTGACAAATAATACTATGCCTGGTAAACTATATACATCAGAGGTTTGGCTACGTAAGAGATATCTTATGGATAAAAAATCTCCAGAAGAGATTGCAAAGGAGTGCGGAGCCAGTGTTGAGACTATTTACGTATACCTTGCTAAATTTGGATTAAGGAAGTCACGAAGATGAATAAGGCACAAAAGATTTTGATTGGTCTTGGCATTGCTAGTGCAGTCGGAATAACTTATGTTGTCACGGCACTTAGGAGTTTGCCAGAAGCATTTGATTGGGAGGAGGATGATGATGAGTGATAATTTAAAAATTACGGTTGATCAGGTTAATCATCCACAGCATTACACAACTCATCCTAGTGGCATTGAAGCAATTCAGATTACAAGACATATGAATTTTAATTTGGGAAATGCCATTAAATATATTTGGAGAGCAGGAATCAAAGATGAATCTAAAACGATTCAAGACCTTGAGAAGGCTATCTTTTATATCAAAGATGAAATTAATAAACTAGAAGGTAAATCTAGTGTCAAGTGAAATAGAACTAGTAGAACATCTTGATGAAGTTAATAAGGTTGTAACTGAATATCTTAAGGGTCAAGATCCAACTAAAATTTCTAAAGACTTGGACATGCCAAGAACTCGTGTTGTTGCATTAATTAATGAGTGGAAGGTGATGGCTTCTGCCAATGATGCTATTCGTGCTCGTGCAAAAGAAGCACTTGCTGGAGCAGATACACACTACAGTAAACTTATTACAAAGGCTTATGAAGTTATTGACGAATCAAGTTTAACCAATAACCTTGGTGCAAAAACACAAGCAATTAAGTTAGTAATGGATATTGAAAAATCAAGAATTGAAATGCTTCAAAAAGCAGGTCTTCTTGAGAACAAAGAACTTGCAGAAGAAATGGTTGAAATTGAAAGAAAACAAGAAGTTCTTATTGGAATTCTCAGAGATGTTGCCTCTGAGCATCCAGAAATACGTGATTTAATTATGCACAGGCTTTCATCTATTGCAAAAGAAGGCGAAGTGATTACAATTGTCCACGATGTTCAATGATTTTCTTGAAGTTTTAAAAGAGAATCACTTTGTTGAAAAACCAGTAGATGTAAAAACATTTGTGCAGTCTCCAGACTATTTAGGTCAACCACTTTTGTCAGACATTCAGTATGAAATAGTAGAGGCTATGAGCCAAATTTATCGTAAAGAAGATTTAATTGAGTTAATGGGGCAGGCAGAAGGGTTGAATCATTTTAATAAATATACTAAAAATGAATTAATACTCCAACTTGGCAAGGGATCTGGAAAAGACTTTATCTCAACAGTAGCATGTGCATACGTAGTATATAAATTGCTATGCCTTAAAGATCCAGCAACATATTTCGGTAAACCTCCTGGCGATGCTATTGATATTATTAACGTTGCTGTTAACGCACAGCAGGCTAAAAATGTATTCTTTAAAGGTTTTAAAACAAAGATTGAAAAGTCCCCTTGGTTTGCTGGAAAATATAATCCTAAAGCAGACTCAGTAGAATTTGACAAGGCTATTACTGTTTATTCTGGTCACTCAGAAAGAGAATCTCATGAAGGTTTAAACTTATTAATGGCAGTCCTTGACGAGATATCTGGTTTTGCTACAGAGGTTGGAACTGGTAATGAGCAAGGAAAAACTGCAGACAACATCTATAAAGCATTTCGTGGTACTGTAGATTCTCGTTTTCCAGATTTAGGAAAAGTAGTTCTTCTTTCATTTCCAAGATATCAGGGTGACTTTATTTCACAACGATATGAATCAGTAATTGCTGAAAAAGAAACAGTTGAACGTAGACATACGTTTATTATGAATGAAGATTTGCCACATGATGATCCAGGAAACCAATTCGAAATATCTTGGGATGAAGACACAATTCTTCAATATAAAATTCCAAGAGTATATGCATTTAAAAGACCTACGTGGGAAGTAAATCCTACAAGAAAAATTGAAGATTTTAAACTAGCATTTTATACAGATCTTGGAGATGCCATGATGCGTTTTGCATGCATGCCAACCTATTCATCTGATGCATTTTTTAAACAAAAAGATAAACTTGAAAAATGTATGAACACTAGAAACCCATTAGACTCATTTAGAAGGTTTGACGAATCATTTAAACCAGATCCAGATAAAGTTTATTACATACACGCTGACCTTGCACAAAAACACGATAAGTGTGCGGTAGCAATTGCCCACGTAGATAAATGGGTAAATATTCAGGTAATTAAAGATTATGAACAGGTAGCCCCAATCGTAATAGTAGATGCAGTTGCATGGTGGGAACCAAGAGCAGAGGGTCCAGTAAATTTGTCTGAAGTTAAGCAGTGGATTATGAACTTACGTAGGCAAGGTTTTAATCTTGGAATGGTATCTTTTGACCGTTGGCAATCATTTGATATTCAGAATGAGTTGCAGGCTGTTGGCATTAGAACAGAAACGGTATCTGTTGCTAAAAAACATTATGAAGACCTAGCAATGATGATTTATGAAGAGCGTGTTTCAATTCCAATGATTCCTATTTTGCTTGAAGAAATGTCAGAGTTAAAAATAATGAAAGGTAATAGGGTAGACCACCCACGTAAAAAATCTAAAGATTTAGCAGATGCTGTCTGTGGTGCTGTATTCGGAGCAATATCACACACACAAAAGACTAATAATACAGAGATAGATGTCCATACTTGGAGTTCAGCAACTCGACTTGCACAAAAACAACAGGCTATGGTAGAATTGGATAATCGGGAAATGCCTAACGATGTTAAGGATTTCTTAGATAAATTCAACTTAATATAAACAAACTAACAAGGAGAAAAATGAATTCATTTAAAAAGGTCGCTTTATTTATGGCTGCAGCCGTATCAAGCACATTTTTGGTTGCAATTCCACAGGCTTCTGCTGCAGTGACAAACGGATATGTATTATCTGATTCACTTGCTGCTGGTGCTCGTGGTGTAACCGTATTAACAGACACAACCAAGGCAGAGGCTGGAGTTAACGCAATTGTTGCATTAACAACAAGCGATACCTTGGCTGCTACTGCAGACGACAATCTCTCGCTAGAAATTTCTGGTCCAGCAACATTTACTGATTACACAGCAGCAGGATCAAACCCTACGGGAGCAACACTTACTAATTTAGGTAAGACATTTACATTTACAGCAACAACTTCAACAGCGGTTACATTGCCAACAAATGTAAAATTGACTATTAATGGTGCAGGCACCGTTACAGTAACTCAAAAGAAAAAAGTTGGCGCAACTGTTTCAACTGTTGATATCAAGACAATTTATGCAGGAACAACTGCTAAGACAAACATCTTGTCTGTAACAGATTCATTTGTTCGTGTACAAGATACAACAACAGCAGGCACTCTCGCTTCTAGCGTAGATGTTGCTGGATCAACAGTGGTTGTAGATGCTGGAACAGGTTACGTAAATGTTTTGGCAAAAGATGGCTATGGAGCAACACTTTCAACAAATGGTGTACTACAGGCTACAGCAACTAACGGCGCTATTGTTGCATGGGATGCTTCACCTTCTGTAGAAGTTTCAACTTCAGCAAAAACAGGTGTTGGTGGAGTGCTTTATGTAAAGCAGGGAACTGCAAATACAAATAAGCCAGTTAACACAACAATCACAGTTTCATTTAATGGAACAACTCTTTCAACAAAGAATGTTACATTCACAGGACGTGCAGCATCAATTTCAGTAACTGGAGTAGATATCGCACAGGCTGGTGGAGTACGTACAGGAACTTATGACTTTGTAGTTAAGGATGCTGCTGGAAATCAATTGGCTGGAGTTACTCCAACTGCTGATACAACAAAGTATACTTCTCAGGTCACTTCAGTATCTGTAGGTGGAGCATCATCTGCAACGGCAGTTCAGACTGGTGGATGGACTTGTGCATCTACTTCTGGATCTTCAGTTGTCAGAATCAAGCATGTTCTATCTGATTTGTCTGAAATTTACTCAAACGAGTTTATTGCAGCATGTGGTCTAGGCGTTAATAAGTATGTAGCATCTCTTGATAAGAACTCATATATTCCAGGAGAAATCGCTACGCTTACTATTACTGCTACAGACATTAATGGTGCAAAGGTTTCAGATACATCAACAGTTGGTGCTGGAGTTGCTATTTCTGGTGGCGGTATGACTACAATCTCTGCAGCAACATCATCAGATACATTTGCAAATGGATCAAAGACATATAAGTTTACTGTTAACAATGTTAATGGTAACTACAATATGGTTGTAGATCTTCCAGCATATGTTTCTACAGATTCAGCAAAGACTGTTTCATACAAGATTGCTGATGGTGCAGTAAGCAATGCAGATGTCCTAACTGGCATCGTAGCACTTATTTCATCTATCATGAAGCAAATCGAACAACTTCAAGCAATGCTTGCCCCAAAGACAACTATTAGTTGTGTTAAAGGTAAGACTGTAAAGAAGGTAACTGGAGTTAATCCAGTGTGTCCAGTAGGATACAAAAAGAAGTAAATCTTCTTAATAAATTAGGGGGCAGATTAACTTCTGCCCTCTTTTTTATTGCACTTTTGCTGTTTAATTAAATAAAAAATGATATAATTAACTACATAATTAGACATAGGAGTAAAATACTTAATTGCATACACTAAAGCGCAAACTAGCAATAGGCTTTGGGGTAGGGCTATGTGTGACAATTTTTGGAATAATGGCACCTGATCGTGCACATGCTACAGAAAATCAAGAACAAGTTGTTGTAAGCC